ATGCGCTTAAAGAGTATTACCAAGCTAACTTCACAGCAGTAGACTCATGGGCAATCGCTGGGCAATCAACAGCTACCTATGAAGAGAACGTACTGAAACCTAATCTATATGAGACAGCAGGAGTTAGTTACGTCAAAGAAGACTTAACTGATCCAGCGTCTAATATAACTTACGAAAAACGCACTATTACTTTTTAGAGGTTACTCATTATGACTAAGGCAAGAACCTTAGCAAACTTTGACGCAACATTTGATACAACATTTGATTCAACAGGGGTGCTTACGAGCACCTCTACATTAAACCCAGCTCTTCTTGACGACACTGGTACTATTCCTTCAGCACTCCTTGCGGGTGTTGGGGGTAATAATCTCCCAGCCTTTCAAGCCTTCCGAACTAACAACCAATCAATACCACAAAGCACTTATACTAAGATTGAGTTTGATGCAGAGGGTTATGATTTGGGCGGTTGTTACAATAATACAGGCAGCACAGCAACTTTAAATGGTATTTCTGTACCAGCGTATTCTTTTGCTCCTAATGTTGCGGGTAAGTATGAAATAAGTGCTTGTGTCAACTCACAAAACCCTACAGATTACGATACCCTTTTAGTGTCAATCTTTAAAAACGGCACACAAATAAACAGGGTGATTAACTCCAATAGGCATTTTGATTCCGCTATGACAAGTTTCATTGTCGAAGCCAACGGAACATCTGATTACTTTGATATACAATGCTTCTCAGAATTAGCGGGTGGTACTAATTTACAAGGTACAGATACAAACTCAAGATTAATGTGGTTCGCAGCTACAAAACTAATCACATAAAGGACAGCACATGGACGACCTAAAACAACACGTTGACCGCCTAGAGTGGCGAGTCGATGCACATGACGAACAGTTAAGAACTCTCACAGCTCAGGCTGAGGGTCTTAGAAGTATGCTCGACAGTATTAACCGAACCTTAATGCAAATTAAGTGGTTAGTAGTGGGAGGAGCTGTTGTTTACTTTGCACAGGAGATGGGATTTTCACAATTCATTAAAGTTATCGGAGGCATATGATTGGTATAACAGATTTAATTGCAGGTATCTTTAAACCTGCTGCTGACCTAGTTGACAAACTCCACACCAGCGATGATGAACGCTTGCGAGCCAAAGGGCATCTTTTAGATGTCCAAGCGGCTGCGATGCAACGTGTATTTGATTACGAAACAGAGATGATCAAAGGACAGCAAGCTATAGTGTCCTCAGAGGCTAAGAGTGAGCACCTCATCGTTGCTGCATGGCGACCAATAACAATGCTTACCTTCTTAGTGCTTGCCGTAGGGGACTCTCTAGGGCTTCTAGCAACACCTCTCAGAGATGAAGCTTGGACGTTATTACAACTTGGCCTTGGTGGTTACGTTGTAGGCAGAAGTGGCGAGAAGATAGCGAAAGTAATGAAAGGATAAATATGAAAGATTTACTAAGCGAGTTGCACGAAGGTGTGACTAAAGAATTATTAGTAAGAGTCAAATCAGGAGAAGCTACGCCAGCGGAGTTATCAGTTGCCGTAAAGTTTCTCAAAGACAACGGAGCGAGTAACGATATAGTTACTGCTGAGTCTCCTATGGCAAGCTTATTGACAGCACTACCTTTTGAAGAGGCAACTCATTAATGCGTAACTATAAAAAAGAATACGCCAACTACCAAGGTAAGCCAGAACAGATAGCACGTAGATCATCCCGTAATAAAGCCAGACTTAAAATTAAGAAGACTGTGGGTGCTGCGGCTATCAAAGGTAAAGACATAGATCACAAAGATCGCAACCCTAATAATAACAGTAGATCAAACCTTCGCATATCTAGTGTGAAGCGTAACAGGAGCCGTAATGGATAAGATGCCAGAGCAGTTAAAAGACTTCCGTAACTTCATGTATATCGTTTGGAAGCACCTTAACCTGCCTGATCCAACTCCAGTTCAATATGACATGGCTGAGTTCATCCAAAACTGTCCTCGTAGATCAATCATCGAGGCTTTTCGGGGTGTAGGTAAGTCTTATATTACTGCCGCATTTGTCGTGCACCAATTACTTCTTGATCCCCAAAAGAAGTTCATGGTGGTCTCAGCCTCTAAACAAAGAGCTGATGACTTCTCGACATTCACTCAACGTCTAATCTTAGAACTCCCAATATGCCAACATCTCATAGCAACAAGTGAGCAAAGGTGGAGTAAGATTGCGTTTGACGTAAGACCTGCGCTGGCTAGTGGTAGCCCTTCGGTTAAGTCCGTGGGTATCACTGGTCAGCTTACAGGCAGTCGGGCAGACATTATCATTGCAGATGACATCGAAGTACCTAATAACTCTATGACTCAGATGATGAGAGAGAAATTAGGTGAAGCTGTTAAGGAATTTGATGCTGTACTTAAACCAGAAGGGAAGATCCTCTATCTGGGGACACCACAGTGCGAAATGAGTCTTTATAATACACTCACAGAGCGTGGATACCAGATGAGAGTCTGGACAGCTCGCTATCCTTCCATTGAGTACGCTGAGAAAGCCTATGGTGAGCGTTTAGCCCCTATGATGTGGAAAGCTATGCGTGAATCAGCAAATCCCATAGACGGCCAACCAGTAGATCCTAAGCGATTTGATGATGATGACCTACTTGAGCGTGAGTTATCTTACGGTAGATCAGGTTTTGCACTACAGTTTATGCTCGATACAAGCCTATCGGACACCGACAGATACCCTCTGAAGCTCTCAGATCTTATGGTTATGTCTATCGATAAAGACAAGGCACCTGAGAAGCTCGTGTATGGCGTTATGAAGGAGGTTAAGGATCTCCCTAATGTTGGCCTCAGTGGTGACAAGTTCTACGCCCCAGAGGCTCTCCTTGGCTCCTACGTGGACTATGACGGCTCTGTGCTGGTAATAGATCCATCTGGTAGAGGTCAGGATGAAACAGCCTATGCAGTCGTTAAGATGCTTAATGGTTACTTGTATGTCGCCGCTTGCGGAGGTATTAAGGGTGGTTATAGTGAGCAGACACTAACTAAACTGGCTCACATAGCTAAAGACCATAAAGTAAACATGCTCCTCATAGAGAGTAACTTCGGTGACGGAATGTTTACGGAACTGATTAAACCTATACTAAAGAAGATATACCCTGTTACAACTGAAGAGGTGAGACACAGCAAGCAGAAAGAGCTGCGTATCATTGATACACTTGAGCCAGTTATGAACCAGCACAAGTTGATCATCGATCCAAAGGTCATTCAACAAGACTTTGATAGTGTCCAACACCATCCAACTGAGAAAGCTCAGAAATACATGCTCACATACCAACTGACTCGTGTAACAAAAGAACGAGGATCGTTAGCACATGACGATAGGTTAGATGCTCTAGCAATGGGTGTAGCATACTGGGTAGAACAGATGGCAGCAGATGTTGACATGGAAATGAGGGAGCGTAAAGAAGAAGCACTCCTGAATGAGCTAGATAAGTTTGTTAATGGCTTTAATCTTAAATCATCATCACAAAGGGCTAATACATGGATATGACAAACGTACCAATGGTAAGACTAACATGGAAGGATGCCATAGATTCAGATGGTACATGGACAGATCTAGAGACTATATTAGATCATGAACCAGCTACCTGTCAGGAAGTAGGGTGGCTAGTCCACAATGACCCTGATAAGTGCATTATCATGAGATCTAGGGTAGTAACTGAGGATAATGAGCTAGAAGAGGGTAGTGCATACATCGCTATTCCTCAGTCTTGGGTGATAAAAGTAGAGGAATTAACCCCCAGCCTGTCGGCTGTGTAAGTTGTTGATACTACTAGGAAGTCTCGAAGGTTCCCCTATTAGGAAGAAGCTCCCCCTCCCCCCTTTGATATACTATAGTATAGAGAGTGTATCTTAGGAGCCTGTAGGATTCCTTAAGTAGTCTTAGGAGCCTGTAGAATATCTTAGCATACTCCCACCACACACCTATCTAGGAGGTGATCCCGTACTTCCTTTAGAGACCTAAGGATTTCGTTAATCTCGCTACCTTAATCTTTAGGTTTCTCAAGGAGTCTTGGGGATGGACTGAATCATCCCCCTCTTTTCACCATAATAGCTCCCAAACACCCCCTACTTTTGACAGAAATCTTAGGGAAAGTGTCGTGTTTTTGTCACGAAAAACTCCCGCTAGTGTTCATGAAGTAGCCTTTAGTGTACACATGGACTAGCCTTTAGTGTACACATAGACTAGCCTCATTTTGAAGCAAAAATCTGAGGTGGTATATCGATATACGAGATGGCAGTATTCCCCCGTACCCTAGATGCGAATGATTCTCATTCACTGTCACGCAAATGCGAATGATTCTCATTTACATCTCCAGCGCCACATCATACGCCACAATACATACGCTAGCCGCATCATATATAGGTAACCATCAGATTAATAATCAGATGCCAAGTTAATACGAATGATTATCATTCAGTGTTTCAACCTTAAGGTGAGGCTAGTACTGTATATATGTCCAGTACTGTATGTTTATACATGTCTTTGTGTTTCTATCTGTTTTTTCGTTTAATGCCAACTATTCACACTAAAGAACACTTGCACTGCTCTCACCGGTATGGTTTAATTATCACAAGTCAAGGCAATAAGGCCAAGGCACAAAAGGTGACTATATTATGAACAACTTCAACGAAAAGCTTATCA